TACCTGTAAGTCTTTTGGCTTACCGATCATGATGAATTTCATGTTCACTGGCCGTTTGCCCAGGGGGTCGAACCCCGTAGGACGAAAGGAGGACGTATGCAATTACATGCATCGCCTAAGGTGAATGAGACCATCCTGAAGTCGATACCCTTAGATAAGAAGCTTAAACGCTATTACCTGAGTAAGTACCGGCATTTGGTAAAGCACAATGGATTACAGTATGCGGCTGATGTCTTTACAGAAGCCCGTGCTGTTGCGTTAGAGTATCGTGCCGATCCTGCCCGTCTTGGTAAGCGGGCGGAATATGTGCAGCGATTTCCCTTTCGAAAGAACGGGTGGTTGCTCAAGTTGCTCGACTATCTGGATACACATCCAGAATATGCACTTAATTTTCTTAAGTTGTATGTGGGGCTTAACGAACCCTTAGTCACAGTGGAGCAATCGGCAAACAACCAACACTCTTATCTCGAGAGTGTTTCTGTTAACACGGACATTCCTAAGTTCTTACGAGCATGGATAGACATGGTGGAACAGCCTATCATGTCGAAGTCCGAGTGGTACCACTTCCGAAACGAAAGAGGTCGCCCTGGGGATGATGGATTGCGTAAATTCGTTCGCAACCACTCCTATAAGGACTACCACAAGTACTGGAAGTCGTGGAAGAAGAGGTTTGACAACCTCTGTCTTACAGAATCTGACATTGAGCGCGCATTGGTATCGAAAGAACCTGTGCCAGAAATGTACAAGGATTTCGAAGGGCTAGAGTCAACTCAGCTCAACGAAGATCTTTTCGACATCCTCAGCATGCAAATTTATGCTGATGGAGGCGGTTGGAGTGAGAGACCAGCCATTGGCCCGGAGAGTATCTCCTTCGTGGTCAGTCTCCTTAATCCTGGTCTGATCCATTTGTGGGATCAGTATCTTTCTGGACAAGCGAGGCCTTCGAACAAAGTTTCCTTCCTGTCGGGGTTGTACGTTGGTCACGTACATCATATCCCTAAGAAAGGCACAGTCAAAAGACGACCAATTGCAGTACCAAATCGGTTTCTGCAACTGGGTATGACTCCGTCATACCAAGCCCTAGCTAACCTTGTTAAGAGGTTGCCACAGGACGCCACTTTTGACCAAGCTAAGTTCGATTCGAGAATTGTACAAAGGGTAACTAACCCAAATCTCTTTGTTGGTAGCGTTGACTTATCACAGGCAACCGATAACCTCCCATTTTCATGGGGGGAATTTATTATCGATCGTCTGATCATGAGCAAGCAGCCTGAGACCGTAAACAAGTCTTGGAGACTGTTTAAGGAATGTTCGAGATCTAGATGGGAGAACGACGGCCAGCTGACTGTGTGGAAACATGGTCAGCCTTTAGGAAGTCTACCTTCATTTATGGTGTTAGCGATAACCCATAATCTCTATCTTGAGGCTTTATCTTGGTGGCTCGGTTATGGACATAGTCCGTATGCTGTGCTCGGTGATGATGTAGTGCTTTTCACGAGAAAACTGAGGAATCAGTACATCTCGGATCTGCGCAAGAGAGACATTCCACTCTCGCTTCACAAGTCCTTTAAGGGTAACCTTACTGAATTTGCTGGCAAGGTGTATATACGGAACCATATTCCATTCCATACATCTGATCAGGTCGCCATTCACATGACAAACCTGTTTGACTATCAAATGTCGACAGGGATTCTTATTCCTTGGGATAATCTTCCAGGGAAAGTGAGATCCAAGTTTAGAGCCAAGGTTCTTTCTGTAATACCCAACGCTGGAGACAGGTTGGTGAGCAGGGTGTACCATCTTATTCAGATGGTGGAAATACACCGTGCTTCTGGTCATTTCGACTATGAAGCCGAAAACCAGGCCATGATCAACTTCTTTGAACACAAGTTTACTGAGCAAGAGAAATCTACTCAGCCCGACCCAGAAATGGGTTCTGGGATAGTGTCTGTAGACGGACATCCAGTAACGTATTTGGACTACGGCTACGCTGAAAAGCAAGGACACAAACAAAGGTTCATTTTGACGAAGTTGCCTGACTGGTATGCGAATAAATATCGTCCTACCAGTACAGATACTCTG